TGTTTGTATTGGTTGCATTGGTAACTGCATCACCCCAATACAGTGATGGGCCTACGCCTGCATCTTTACCTATAACCAGTAGCGGATAATCAGCGCCACTTACTTGTGTTACAAAAGCAACCTGCCCAGTGCCGTAACGGTAGAAACCGTAATCAGGGCCATCTGACCCAAAGGTCAAAGACGGATCTGTAATGCTGCCTGCTGAAACACTAATCCCGCCACTATTTACTGAGCGCAACGTTATCCAGGCGCTATTGCCTGAATTTCGCATTTTCAATAAAGGATTGTTTGTGTCTGAGTCATCTACCCAGAATTGATATGGACGAGTTGTTGCTGGAGCTGTTGGGCCGCTATTGTTGGTAATGACGGCAAGCAACTGGGCATTCAGGTCAGACCTGACAGCTGCACCACTAGCATTTGCAACGACACCGTCTGCTTGAGCCATCTCGCTTAAGACTGTTGTGTTCCATATCCTATTGCAGTGTACTGGAAATTTCTATTGATGACCGAACTACCGTTTTTAAACGTGACTGTAAAGCCAGTGCCAGTTGGTTCTGACATTACATAGTAATCACCTGACGCTAAATTGAACGCCGTGATGCCAACAGACACTTTTGTGTTGCTGTCGGTGTAAAAAGCATTTTCAAAAGTGACTGCTTTCCCGCCTGAACCAGTCCCAGATGCAATTGTTGCGCTGTTTTCAGTCCGACGCTCAAATTGAAGTATTGCGCCAAGTTGGTCAACGATTGGCGTTTGGTCAATATGGTCTGCTACTAAAACAGCTTTAAACTGAAACGACCGACCAACATAAACGTTGTTCTCAAGCGGGATCCAATCTTCAAATACAAGATTTGACTCTTGCCTGAAATCTGAATATGTACCAGCAGCTGTATTTAGTTGATTTCCCATGCCTGGATGATTTGTGCAAAACGTATAAAGAGTAGGGGCGTTTTCTGCCAGGTTGATTTCTGTGTAAGCGCCTGCATTCCCTGGAGTCCCAACAACTGTTACGCCAACTGTGTATTCCGTACCGCTTGCGTGGGTTCCGTCACTTGTTGTACTAATCCGAAGTGGATGAGTGCTGTTGCTAGCGTGAGATTGATCGAATATATAAATATTTCCCTCGGTAAGGCTAAGCGTCTCGTTGTCCGTGCTTGAGCCATTAATTCGATACTTATTTGCACCACCTGAGGCAACAACTGTAACTGTGTAAGTAATCGTGTCGCCCTCTTGACGAATCTTGCTGCCATCTTCTGCAACAATGTCTGAGTCAATAGCGGCAAGGTCTGATTTTCTAAAATAAACCTCAACGTTCGTATCGTCAGGAGTTTCGCCGTCAAAGTCAGACCAAGTGTCTATCAATGCCGAGCGGTCGTCAATTAAATCACTTGTATAAAGACCGCGAGTTGCAAGCACTCGCTTCAATCGGAGACTGAATTTAGCGCCAAGGTCGATTACGTTTTGGAAGAAATACTCGCCATTTACAAATTGCTCTCCTTTTAAAGAGTCAACGTTTGCAGCAAAAGCATCTAGGTCGGCAATGTCATCGAAAGAGCCTTCATGCGATAAAACAAGTCCGTCGTATGCGTCACTATAGAAAACTTGAGATTTGTCACCAGCAAAGTTTGAAGGGGTGTCTTCTCGAACAATTTCATAATTTAATCTAGGAATATTGTCTGGAATGTTGATGAGTACGCTGGTTGCATTCGCACTGCGCTGTTTTTGTTCGTTTTCAAACTTGATAAAATACTCACCATTGAGCAATGGCAATACCACAGAAGTTGTTCGAGCCTCAACTTTTCTCAAAAGGCTGCTATTAGGCCAAGTGCCACTTCCGGTTGTTTGACTTGTATGTTTAATCACTGCAACAAAACTTTCTAGCTTTTGACCATTTGCTGTTGGAGCCCAACGCAAAATTATTTGATCAACCCCAAATGCTTCTATTGTGACCTCTTCTGGGTCAGGAGGTAATACAACAATCGGAAAATCATCACTACCGTCAGAAGTGCCACCTATAGCGATTTCTCTATCAACAAGGGTCCATGTAGATTGGTTCTTGTCGGGTTCAGGGCCAATAGATTTTATTCGAGCATATAAACGCTCTCCCGGCTTTAAGTTTGAATTTATGTCTAAAAAAGTATTAGTAGTTGATGCTTCGTTCCAGTTACTGGCGAGGCCTACTTTCCATTGCACTCTAAAACTAACTGCAGAAGCAGCAAGACCTCTACTCCAGGAAACAGTTGCTCTATTTGTTGTGTTGCGTCCATCATCAATTTGTTGAAAAGTGATTCTTGGATTTTGTGGTTGTGCAGGCTTTTCTCCGTAGAAAAATGGATCTTGTGTCGTTAAAGAAGAACTAGCGCTTTCAACAGCTTGGTAAAGTCCATCAACATGACGCACTCCTACAACGCTATAAACTCCGCCTTCTCCTTCTGCAACTGCTAAACAACGATATTTACGCAAGACTTTAGAATCGTTCTTGATTGCGTAAAGTGCATCATCAGGCGGAACTTGAGTAAAGCTAGAGCTTAAAGTTACTCTTGTTCCACTTACACCTGCAATTGGTCTAGATTCTACTGTGCCATCTTTCATAACAACGCTCAACATATTGTTTGTTCCAGGAGGCTCAACCGCAGGCTGGTCTAAATCAACAATATTCAGCCTTGCACCCACAATGCGACCAGCTAGCCTAGTGCCAAAACGCATCTCGTCTGAAACTTCAAAGATTTGACCAGGAAGTACATTCAATCCTTCTAGGCCAACAGAGAATGTAACAGTATCACCGTTTAATTTTTCAGACTCAAGAATCCAACGCCCCATGCGCTGTGCTTGATATTTAGAACTGCAGCCAAATGCAACAATAGACTTTTCTTGTACTCCATATTTTTCTCTTAAAAGCCTGTCTTCAATGACTATAAAATCAGGTTTGAAAAAATTATCTGGGTCGTTGTAGCGAACACGCACCCTTGTGCTACGAGTCTTAAGAGAAGATCCGTTGTAAACAAACGATCCATTAACAACATTTGAATTACTAAATATATGGATTGCTTCAAGTGGGGCAGCATTTTTTCCTCCAAGATTTCCGTGATCAGCCGAAATTTGAACATTATCTGCCTTCCAAAAAGTCATTCCACGAAAGACACTTGCCATGTCTTGCAAGACCTCATAAGCGCTAGCCTGCGAGCCAAGCACTGTATTTATGGCAAAGCGTGGTTCTTTCCCGTCTGGTGTATCAACCGACTCATTGCAATATTTTGCTATCTCAATTAAATCAACCCAATTTAAATTCTCCTCTTCAATAAAATCACCAGCACCATATCTTTTATTGGTTAGCAAGTCATAAAAGCAGCAAACTGGGCATGTAGTCCAAAAACGTTCTTTTAAACTTCCGTCAAACGGAACACTGTCATCAAATTTTAAGCTACCATCAAGTCGAGGATCACTGTCATTTGGGCCTTTTCGTATTACTTCAGCGTTAACAGGTATTTTTACCTTTAAGCCTCGTATGTCATATGACCTTGAAGGTAAGGTATTGTATTCTTCTGAATCAATACTGATGCTAGCTACTGCAGTATTTGGGTAGGCCGTCTTTATGCGTTTGCCAACAATAATGCTGCTCCAAATTAAAACGTCTGCACGTTTATTTGCAAGAGGTGTATTTTTAGGTAAATCTTCAAGGTCTCTGAAAGATATTTCAAAAGCATCCTCAGCATTAGGACTATCGTTTTTACCCTCCCCCCCAAATTTTAACTTTTTAACTCTAATATTGTAAGGAGCTTTAAACTCGCCTTTGTAATCTGCTAAATTAATTGCGGCAGTTTTAAATTGATATTCAGAATTTGAAATTCCTTTGATCACATCAAGTTCGTTTTGATTCTCTACTAATACATGAAATTGTTTATATGCATTATCCTTGGTTTGAATTGAAACCTCAAGTCTAATTTGCGCAAAGAATAGTTGTCCACGCGCCAAACCCTCTGGAGCGACGCAAAAAAGTTTTGGAACATTAAAAACAAGTTGCACGAAAGCAGCCTCACTATCATTGACTGATCTAATCACAGTTCCCTGACCATAGTCTCGCGATATAACTTTGTTATTGTCGTCAACTTCTTCGCTGAAACTTTTGCCAACCTGTTCGTTAACCGGGATTATAGTTGTCGTAACATCACTTAAAAGAGTGCTTTCATCAAATCCATCTTGGTTGGCTGCTCCATCTTTGAATGTAAGGCTTACGGCTGGGGGATCACTCTCTCTTTCATCAAGTTGCTTGCGGGTAACCCGCGTCTCATTAAGGAAAAGACCTCTTTCTTTTTGCTCTAGCCCCTCAATAGGACCTTCGCAAATTGCGTCAATAAGCTTTAGATTAGTCTTGGAATTAAGAGCCATTAGGAAAAGGGTTTGCCAAGTAACTTGTAGCCGTAGCCTACTAATTCAAATGTAGTTATTGGACGAGCGCCGACTTCGATGATTTCGACCTTTACAGTCATACCATCCCTGCCACGATCTTCAACTTTTGGAGCTTTAAACCTATGCCCGAATATAACATCATCACTCTTTCTCGTTAATCCTTGCACTGTTATGCGGCCTGACGCTATATCAACGTCATCGCCTTCTGTAATTGTCAACGTAATTTGGTAAGTAATAAAGCCATCAATTCTAGTGCTTCCTGGGCCTGCCACAAAATCTTGAAGCCCATTTGTAATTTTAAAAATAACATCAATATTTTTTCGCCTATCGGCATCTTCTACGTATCTTAGAGAATTAGGTTTAGGGTCGCTAGTTATTATAGCGCCTTCCTTAAGGGGCTGGTTTCCGCCTGGTCCAAAGAATTTATTGATAGGCATTTTATGGCTGCGATCTTGATCTGCGCTGTTTATAGTTAGATTTTCAAGACCTCTTTTGCTTTTAATCCCACCGCAATCTTTTAATTGTCTAGTCAAGGATTCACTATTAATTTTAAGAGTTTGCAGCCCTGGAGTTTGTGTTGCAGTTTTTAATGGGTCGGAAACGTCTGCTACATCTAAATTTGCTGCTATCAAGTGACTGCCAGCTATTACACGTCCATAAATAACAGGGAGTGTGGTGCCTGTCCCAACAGTATTTGCAGGGCCAGTAAACGCATAAGACTGGTTGCCGGAAGCACCTCTTGTGATGCCATCAGGGCCAGGGCCACGAACATTTGTTCCGCTGCCTCTGATTCGATTTCCCTGAGGCAGTGCTAGCTGCGGTGAAAGAAGTTGAGCCGTACCACCAAGGATTAGAGCAATACCAATGTTTCCTCCAATTGCAGTAAGAGTCGCCCCCAATGTGGCAGTAGCAGCACCAGCAGCAGCACCAGCGCCAAATCCTGCAGCTCCGCCCAAACCAAAGCCAACTGCTGGATTAAAAATTGCCAACGCAACCAAACCTACGCCTAACAAGATCTGGCCTGTACCTCCTCCAGAACCCGTGATTACTGGCACTACTAGCAATGGCTTACTACCAAATGGCAATAGCAACTCGTCGTATCCCATTGCAGCACCACCTTGGATCACCTTGTATCCAACGCCGTTTTTGTGTGCTTGAACAAGCTCGGCTTTCAACGCTGGATAATTGATGCAAAGCAGCTTGATTGCATCGGCAGGCGTTTGAAGGTTGTAATACTCGTGCTTCTGGCCGTACTTCTCGCCCAGCTCACCCGCCAACAGGACTAGCTGCATGGCGAAAAACTGCCGCAACGCTTTTTCTATAGTAACTGCTTAAAGGCTGTGTTGCACTCAAGCTGTTCATGCGCTGGTGCAGGATCCTGTCCCCTCCAACGTAAATTGCTGCGTGCATTGGATTGCTGGTGCCAAGACGCATAATTAATACGTCATGCTTGCGACGGTCTTCAAAAAGCACCGGCTTAAAGCCAATAGCTTGCGCGTGCTTAAAAAATATGCTTTCTGTACGCTCTAAAGACTCAGGACGCGGAAAATCGGGCAGATCAATCCCAAGCAAACCGTAATACTCACGAAGCAACGAGTAGCAATCATTCTTGCCGTAATCCCACTGACGACCTAACAAGGCTCGATAGTCAACCATTGATCGTCTGGCACAGAGTAAACGTACCAAGGAATGTTGGTCTGCGTACAAGCTCGTTGATCATGATCACTGACTGGTGTTCCTTGTGGATGTGAATGGACTACGGCTTCAATTGTGCCAGAAAACATTGCACGAGCATAATCAGCAGGATTAATTGCAAAATTTGCAGCTGGGTCTATCGCGATGTTTTGGCATGGGAAGTATCGACCGTTAACGACCAAACCGCAAGACTCATTAGGGCAGGCAGTCTTTGCATGCTTTGCAGCGTTAAGCCTGAAGTCTTGCTCCATAAAATCCTCCGAAAGGTAAATTTTTGGTTCTATCTCTGAACCTTTTTTTGCAACTTGACAGGTTTTTACCGCAAATATCGTTAGTTACGTTACCATTGTCGTCAATAATTTTGTCCTGATCGCTGATCTGAATGTCATCAACAGTAAAGCAATTATCGCCTATATAACCGCATTCATCTCCTCTGTACTTCCAAGGACAATACTCTTCAATTGTTCTGCGAGGCAAGTTTACGTTGACTAAATCAATTTTCGGCGCAAGCTCAAATTCAACAAACTGCTGATTCTCGCTTGAGACTCGATCAATATACCAAGTCTCTACAATCTTTGCATTATCATCAGCAGTATCATTAAAAGTTTGCATTATCAATGAATTACCATCTTCTGTAGTTAAAGCATCAGCAACATCTGATTCTACCGCAAAAGGGATTTGCTCATTGAAATTAGTAGTGTCTAAAAATTTAGCAAAAGTACGAATTCTTTGAACTTTTGCGCCCAAAGGGTCGTAAGTAGTAATTAAATCTGTAATGACATTATTTACGTTTGCCACCTTCAAGGTGGGGCGTGGCAATGTACCTTTTGCTGAAAACTCGAAGCCATCAACCTCGACTGGCACTGCCGGATAAGAATTTGAGCCAAACTTAATTTCCTCTGTCAATCCATTTGTACCAGCGTGATAACGCAAGGTAACTTTAGGGCCGTTATTTATTTCAGGCGTAAGATAAACTTCAAACAAATCAATAACGGCGGTTGGGGCAAGTTTAAGTAGCTCCTCAGCTAATGGCTCAAACGCTTCCCAAGTACAGGTGCCGTCAACAAGCTGCTGCGTAATTTTGAACGGGAATGCAGGCTCGCTGTGGGGAAACTCTGAGTAAGTGTCTGCGGTGTCACTGGTGCCAGCTTTAATGCATTTAAAGGCAAGTGTGTTGTTCTTGGCGGGATTAGCCCGAACAACATCACCAAGCGCATAAGCTCTCTCAGCTTCCCATTTATGCAGAGAATACGGATAAGCCATTAGGTCTCAAATACCTGCACAAAAGTAGCATTAATATTAAATAAGTTTGAGTATGGCATAGTCTTAGTCCAATCTTGGCAAACCCATTTGTACGTCGTAGCCTCGTCTGGTGGCGACCAATTGAAAGACTCAACACCTTTTCTTGCTTCTAAAAAATCTTCAATCGTATTGGCGACGGTCGCCGTTCTGTTTTCCCAAGACAATGTCCAGACTTTTGGGTCTTGGTTAATGCCAAATGTTGCTCGCTGTGAATATCCAGAGCCGAACTCAACATTGCGCACCTTGGGTTGCGCTTTTTTGCTGGCTCCGTAATCAGGCGATATGTCAGGGAAAGTAGCCATTAGCTAAGCAAACCTCCAGGACGCTTTTGCTTGATTAGCTCAGCTTGCACAGCTGCGCCAATCGCTGAGCCTAAAGCTTTGGCATTTGGCTGATCACCTTGCACGTTAGATCCTGATGCGTCAACGTTCACTACTACGTTACCAACGCTGCCAGAAGACTCAACTCCAAGCTTGCCATTGCGACCGCGACGTAGTGGCATGATCGCTTCAGGACCAGCCTCTCCCATCAAGCCAAAACGACCTGACCCACCATTGGCGTATTGGAAGAACGTTGGCTTTTTAACAATTCCGCCCTTTGCATATGGCACAATCTTGTTCCTGGCCATAACGGCTCCATTAGCAGCAAGCATTACTCCAGGCTGTGTCAATGGGTCTGGTGCTGAAGCTGATGCTCCGACAACGCCGCCATCAGCAAACAACCCAAACCCTTTTAAAGTTTGAAAAATGGCAAATCTTACAAATATTCTTGACAAATCAGCAAGAAGTGACCGCGCAAAATCCTTGAAATTAGCCTTTCCTGTCGTGACAAACTCTGCAAGCTTGTCGCCCATAGAGCTGAAAGCATCTACTGCAAAGTTGGCAAGATTAGTGGTGATGTCTCCCATCGACTTCATTCCATCAGCAAATTGATCTTTAAAACTTTTCGTTTTGTCCTTTAGATCAACCATCGCTTGCGCGACACCTTTGATACGTCGTTGAATTTCTTCAGCAGGGACGCCAGCCTCAATAAGTAGATCTTTAAACCGTTCAGTCAAGCTGTTAATATTTGCCTGCAATAGCTGCTCCTTTACTTGCTCGCTAGTCAAGCCCATCTTTTTCGCAAAAATATTTGCCTCTAACTGCTCAAACTTGACTTTCGCGCCAAGTGCTTTTTCCATTGCATTTGCTTCTTTTTCGTCAAGAGCAGCAATTTGCTTGCGAAATCCAGCTAATGCTTCGTTTAAATCAACTTGCTTGTCTGTTCCTGGCAAAAGATTGTTGTCAAGAATTTTTTGCCTTGCAATCATATATTTTAGCGTAATCAGCTCACGCTCGCCAACCTCCCCAACCTTGCCTGCAAGCTGACCAGTCAGGCTGACCAGACGTTCACTTGCCGCTGCTCGCTTGTCCGCTGAAGTGCCACTTGGATCAATACCACTACCGTCAAAATCGCCCGACCTCAGTCCAGACCCAAAGTTGGTAGGTGTCTTTAAGTTAAGACCAGCAACTGCATTGGCGACTCTGTCTGCGTAACTAAGCTGCCCTCCACTGCTTGGCAGTGCAGAACGAAGCATGTCTTCTCTAATCTCTCTTGCAGTGTTTTGGAGATCTTCACTGGTGACAGCGTCTAGGAGGGGCTGCATCGAGCCGATAGATTCAGGCAGTTTTGTCCCTAACCGTGTTCTTGCTTTGTCTGCAGCACTTTGTTTGAGAGCCTCATAACTTTCTCGGCCATAAGTTTGTATGTATTTTTCTTCAAGCGTGGCTGTGTTGATATCTTCTGCAAGCTTGCCAGCCATCCGAGCAAATTCTTGAAGCTGATCGCCAATAAATCTAAATACTGGTCCCATTGCTTCAACAATTACGTTGCCAATACTCTTGAATATTGTGACTATGTCTTCACCAAAAACAATAAATTTAGCGATATTTTCTTTGATAGATTTCTCGTTGTTTAAGGCAAAGTTAATTAAATTTGTCGCATAGTCTTGAAAACCTGCGCCAACATTTGCGAAAAAACCACCAAAGGCTAGCTGCGCTTTTGTAACTGCAACCTCTAATCGAGCCCCTGCAAGCTCAGGTGCTTGAGCTAAGACTTCAGCCGTAGTGCCATAACGACGAATCAGCTCTTCTGTAAATCCAACAAAATCATCAAGAGTAACCTTGCCGCCCTCAAGCAACTTATCTAGCTGCTTAGTACTAATTCCCATAGAGTCAGCAAATATAGTAAAAGCACCGGGCAATCTTTCCCCGATTTGTTGACGCAATTCTTCTGCACTTACCTTTCCTTTTGAGAAAACTTGAGATGCTGCTCTAAGGGCAGAATTTAAATCTTCACTACTGCCGCCAGTCGCGAGAACGGATGCGGAGAGAGCCTCGAACGCTTTGTTCGTCTCTTCTGTGCCAAGACCAGCTCCCACAACACTAGCTTTAAGCTTGGTGTATTGCTCAATAGTCTTGTCTAAAGGTACGACAAACTGCTCTGAAAATTTCTTAGCAGCATCAATGCTTGTATTAAAGTCTTTTTGATCAGTACTTACGCCAGCGAGAGCTATTTGATACTTATTAAACTTCGCAACTGTCTCTGCGACAGCAGCAGCCTGCTTACGCATGTTTCCTACAAAAGCGCCTGCCGTTGCACCCACGACAGCGCCAGGGACTCCACCAATAGCTCCACCAATAAGAGAGCCTGCAAATCCTTCAGGCCCGCCAAATACACCTGCTCCGAGCGCGGTAGCAGCAACACCACCTGCTGTTTTTAGCCTTCCGCCTGCACCGCCACCACGCTTAAGGCCTTCTGCTTTAGCCAGCTCTTTGCTGTACCTGTTTATATCTGCCGTCAACGCACGAAACTGCCTAGAGCCAATCTGGGCCTGGCTCCGCAGACCTTGCATCGCATTTATCTGCCCTTTAATCGTTTCAATGTTTCTCCTGCCAGCATTGTCAAAACTTTTTATTCTTGTCGCCACCTTGCCTATACCTTGCGAATCGAGTTGATTCGCTGCGTTCGCTAAGCCGCGAAACGAAGACTCAAGTTTTTTGACAACCTCTGTCGCCCCACTATCCGTGATGTTCAGGGCGATTTTTATCTTGTCAACTGCCGTTGCCATTTGAGCGCTTCCTTAGTTCGGTTAGGGCTGTCGCCTCCATTATCTGAAGGCGCTCGAGCACGTCGCGGCGATCTTCCACATTGTATAGGTCAAATAAGCCCCCGGAACCCAGAAGCACCTCATATTTCAAACCAACATATCCACTCATTGATACCTGCCATTGCGTCTGCATGCGCAAGAACATCATCACTGCATCCCAGTTTTCCTCCCAAACCTCAAAGTCATCAGACTCCTCTTGCTTGGGTTCTGGAAGTTTTACGCCAAAAGCTGCTGCATCGTCCTGCGTCTTGTCCTCGACGAGCTTACCGCCAGACGCCCAGTAAACAGCAGCCTCTCTTAGTTTCCCGCTTCACCCTCTGCATAAGTGTTGGTGTAAGCATTAAGCACTGACTTAAGCCAGTCAACGTCATCAGCAAACTCTTTGAGGAGGGATTTTGAGAATGGCAGCTCTTGACCTTCTTCTTCAACACCCTCCCAGCCAACCATGATCTTTTCGAGGAAAGGCAAACCGGTAGCATCACCCATTTTCTCTAGTTCAGACATCTTGACCCTTTTAAAAACGGCAACGAACTCAGATGTCTCAAATTCGCCAGGACGACTTGAACTTGGCTCCCGAACTTCAACAGGCCACTTGAAGGTTTTTACCTTCTTTCGAACAAAAGCCATTAGATAACAAGATAAGCCAATTCAGCATACACAAAAAAAGGGAGCCCGCAAAGGCTCCCGATTACCCCAAACAATTACAGCTTAGGTAAATACTAAGTCGAATTCAGCGTTTGCAGCAGAGTCAGGCACGCATGTGTATGGAATTTCCAGCATGGCGATACCATCAGAATCGCCGTAAGCCACATCTCCAATATCTACCTTGCTAGAGGTGAATTGAACAATGTTGCCTGCTGAAGAGCCATGAGTGAACTGCAAGTTCCCTAGGGCTGCATCGTCATCAACGGCTGAAGCAAAGTAATCCTTGGTCCCAAGCGCCACAGCCTCGATTGAAACAGAGCCAGACGCAGCACGATCAGTGATCAGCACCTCTTTAGTGCCTCCAACCAATTCACGATAGGTAGTTGAATTACCTAGATCGAATGAGAAGCTCTGAAGAGCGCCAGCATAAGACAAGAGCGCAAAGCTACTTGTATTGCCATTTTTGAAAATCAGAGGATCGTCCTGATTTGCGTAAGACGGTGTGAGAAGTGCTGAATCGTCAGGGGCGTTGTAAATACCAGTGAACGAAAAATCAAGAGTAGGAATTTCGCCAACAGAGGCTGTAATCCCAACATTTCCACGGCATCCAGTCACTTTGTGACGAACACCATCGATGTTGTAGTGGATAGTGACCGATGAAAAGCTAGCGCTTACAGGGTCATAAGTAACGCTTGTGCCAGAAGCAACAGTCTCAGCGAGACCACATGCCTTCAATGCTTTTCCGTATTGAGGAGCAGTTCCAGCAGTACCAGATCCGGCAAGCTCAACACTGAAGGTGCATTCAACACGAGTGTTAGCCAGCAACTGTTGAGACGCGCCCAAATAAGGACGAATCAAATCGCGACTTACAACATCACTGCTCTGAGGAGTGATGCTCAGATCTCTAACGAGGACGGCGTCTGCACCGTCAGGCGTCGGATCCGTCCCGTAGCTCGACTCCGTCTCGATCACGATCAGGCGTTTGCGCAGTAGCAGTGCCATCGGATTTTTCCTGTGATGGTTGTGGTGGAAGCGTCCGCTCGATCAGAGTGCGTACGCCTGTTTCAGGATCAAGGAGGTAACTCCCGCCATGACCACTGTGTTCATCCAACATGTTAAGTCGAGAAGGTGGTTAGGTTTAGCACAGCCGTAATGCGTTATTGAGTCAGATCAGCAATTTTGGTGCGGTATCGAATCTCGTATTCACTTGAGATAATACCTAGTGGCTGATCAGCCTCTACAAACTCAAAATCTGTTCTGACCGGCTGAATATCGTGCGCGTAACCGCCAACAGTTAAATCAGACATAATTTTGCTGTGCATCGATTCAATAGTGTCATCGGCGGCTTGGTCAGGAATATTTGATCGTTCAATTACTGAAACGCGAATCCTAAGGGTCCAGTCAAGTGTTGGCAGACTAGTGTTTTGGTCAGCGTCGTCACTAATCGGCTCGACAACAATTGCTGGAGATTCCGCGCGACTCAACGGCTCAACCCTGCTTCGATAAATTCGAGTTCCAACCCCAGCTGTCCCTGTCAAAGCAGTCTTTACAGCTGCAAGGATGCTCTCCCGCTTTGTAGTCATATCTAATCCTTCATCAGCATCACACGCATAATTTTACCGTCGTCAAGCAGCATCGGTTCTCGAACTGTATAAGCGACACCATCGACAGTCATTGCACTTCCGTTCGTGACTGCAGAAAAATCAGAAGTCTTTACCACTACTGCGTAGTCAGTCGTCAATACAACCCCGTCAGCAATGATTTCGTTAGGCGACTCGAAGTACCCAGCTCCAGTCGTCGCGCCAAAAACTACTGGCACCGTGAAGCCTGGCGTATCGAAGAAAGCGTCGAGGTCTTCAGTAAATGAAAGGCTCATATGAAAAAGCCCCCGGATGACCGGGGGCAATAGTCAAGATCAGTTGTACTTCTTACGTCCCAAGGCGGTAACGCTTACAGCTCCTGCCCCTGTACCACCAGCGACAGTGATCACAGCACGCGCATAACGCTTGATCTCATCGGTGTTAACGACAAGAGTTTCAACGAGTGCAGTGTTGGCGGTTGTCGTGGTGAAAGCGGCGTCAGTCACATCAGCAAAAGTGCTGTTGTCAGCCGAATCTTGAACCTTTACTGCATAGGTGATGCCTGAGCCACCAGCCTCAGCATCCAGAATCAAAGTGATGTCGCCTTCATAATCCAGAAGGTCAACCCCTGTTTCGTTGCCAGTTGCAGTGACAACATCATTAGGGGCAAAAGACAAGACGGTCAAAG